CCGGCCAATAGATTTTTGTGCTTATGAATCCCAAGGACGTTATCCCGAGGACGACCTCGCCGTCCAGGCGGCACGACACCCAGATCAATTTCGTATTATCGTTCGCATATAACCCGATCAAATTCGGTACGCCGAGAAAATAGGAAGTCGGCACCTCCGCCACGTACATCATCGCGCTGACAAGGATGTTTTTCGCAAACGTCGATGTAAAGTTGAGGTCGGCATACGCCTTATCGTGGGCCTCGTCGCCGACCTCCGTCAAGAAGCTGTAATCGCCGCCATACGCCTGATCGCTGGAAATTTCTGCCTTGGTATCGCTGTCACTATCACCCTCAATAGTCACATCATCAAACCCGTGGAAACTGTCCTCGAAATCGAGATGGTGCTCTGGCGCCCACAGGAGATTGTCACCCACTGCCTTGGCTGGCTTTATCACGGTGCCATAGACCGCCGGGTTCGGCGAGCCATCGTCAGCCACCTGGCCCACGGATTTCTCCATGATGGTCGAAATCATGTCGCGCGAAACGATCCTGACATGGCTGACCTGGCCAGCCTTGCTAACGACGCTCCACTCGAAAATATTGCCGCGATACAGCAGGAACTTCTCCACCGGTTCCTTGGCGTCGCCGTGCATGAAACCGAACTCGATGGTTATCTCGGCCCTGTACCAATTCGTTCCCTTACCGAGGATGAAATTGCGATGGTGGGGGTTGTACTTTCCTTCGTAGCCGCCCGGGTTCGCGCTGTCATTGTAGAGGATCAACGTGTGGTCGCCACTCGGAATGTCGGTAAAATCAATGGTGCGCCTCAGCGACAAACTGCCCGGCTCCAACACGTCCTCAGCCGGGATCTCATGCCCTTCTATTGTGAAGAACACCCGATAGGTCGAGACGCTGGATTTTTCATACAGTTCGGTGTAATGCTGCGTGATCGGGATCATTATTTCTCGACCTCGACAATGAGATTCTTTCGTTCGAGAAACTTGTATTGCTCATCATAATCACAATCCCCGTTCAGGCACTGATATGTTTGCCCGTCTATCCTGACCATGTGAGATTGGCACTTCGGGCACTCAATGATCTCTGGCATACTGGAGTTTTTTAGGAACAGAGGATTATCGCCCATCAAATCTCCTCCAACTCGAGCGCGTATCTGTACACGCCTGGATAGATTTCGCGGAACTGCGGCGGGGCCGTGAAAAAACCGTGGAACCCGGCCACCTTATCGGGGTTTTCACTGATGGTCAGGATCGACCTGGATAGGAAAGCCCCCTCAAGAAAGTACCTTTGCAATAGTGAATCAGAGACAAACGAGGCGAACAATCTCTGCTTGCTGCCGCCGCGGTATAATTTCATTGTGCCGTCCTGGGCACGGATCTTAGCATCCAGCGGCAGATATCCACGCTCGATACCCGGCTGGAAATTGTCCGGCATGAATATCCCAACCCTAAACGGAAAATAGTTCGTTCGACTGACGCTGCCGTAGGGGGTGCCGGTGACCTGCTCGTAATTCTCTTGCCACACGTTATATGCGTACGATGGGTGTTTCGTCAGTATCTCGCCGTAATAACCATCCTCCCAGTTCCAGATTGTAGTCCACTGGTCGACGGCCCAAACGCTTCTGGGCATCAGGAACCACTGCCGCCAGTGCCAGTCATACACCCAATCAGCGCCTGGAGCAAAACTACGGAACAGGTACAATGACGAGATCATCCCCTTCATATAGGTATTGGCGGCATTCGGGTCGCCGCCGATCTTGACCGTCGACGAGGCGTCATCTATGTCCCCGACTATGTTGCCGGTGGTGTCCGCCGCATTGGCCAAGGCCACCCCGTTCTTATACACCGTGCAACCAACCCCGCGCTCGACCACGACGAACGCCGTGGCCCAGTAGGTCGGGGACTCATCGGCCACCTCGTTGGCCGCGTCAGTCAACCCAGCCATCGGGAAGCTTCCGGCCGCGGTATAGCAGACCCCCTGGACGGAGCTACCGTCGTTGATGGCGACCACAAGCCTTTCGTTGTCTGCGTCGTAGAATACTCCCCAACCGGTCTTTCCATGAAGAGTGACCCCACCCGAAGAATCATATTTACTGATAAGCGTCTTCCACGTCCCCACGTTGCTGATGGTGTCCCACGTGAAGAACAGTACCCCGACGCTGAAATCATCAGTCGCCATGTCGTGCCATTGGTTGTACGACACCCCGACATGCCCAGTCTCGGCAGCAAGATACAGCCCCTTCCGCCGTCGATTGTAATAGTACATCCAGAGACTCGACATGAATCACCTCACATGGTCGACCCGGCGATTATGATATCATATTCACACGGATTGCCGGCCGAGTTGGCGATCTTAAGTTTGTCGTCAGTGCCGGCCGTCACGGCGAACCCGTCTGGATTGTTTATCAACACGACCGGGCCGCCGTAGGGTATGTCGATCGTATGGGCATCAGCCCCAAACGGCCCGGCGAACACATTGGCCGCCGCGTTGCCCACGGTGAGCGTCTGCCCGGCGGTCCTGACCCTGATGGCCAGGAACTTGACGTAGGCAAACGTGAGCGTATTGCCCAGGCCGTCGGCCAGCGAGCCCGCCAGGTCGAGCTCTTCAGAGCCGCCCCCGGCCAGTGTCCTGGTGTCGTGAAACAGCAGGTCGACATAGGCGCTTGAGTCGCTTGCGCTGTACTCATCGGAATAGAGCAGATCAAGCAAGTCAAGTGGGGTGGACAAATCGAGGCCAGCCTCCCTGTAGTTGCCGTAAATCGATAGCTGTGTCTTCAGGTCAAGTTCCGTTGACATGACGCCTCCTCATCATTGCCCGATACCCAATGTGCGATTGTACTTGTCGATCGCCGGGATTATCTGTGTCCTAGTCAAATACTCCACCTCCGTCTCGGACAGCGGATATTTGGGATATATGTTTACGATGACCGGCTCCGAAGAACTGACATCTCGCCCGGCATTGATGTCAGCCAAGCCGGAGGTCCCGAGATTTCGCATGCCCTTACGGCTGACGATCCCCTCCCCGGTCTGCGCCAGGATGAGCCTCTCATTGTAACCAACAGCCAGACCCCGATGGGCCTTCACGATGCCGCCATGGTGGAACGGCAAAAAGCTGAACAAACCCCCGATTCCTGGAATTGCTTTGAGGATGTTGACCAAAATCTTCCCCAGAGCCTTGCCGGCCCCTTTCAGGAAATTACCCATGCCCTTGCCGACATCAAGTAAGAATTCCCCGGCCTTCTCCAGGAGCCCGGTGCCCTCGGCCATGCTGCCAAGCAGCTTCTGGCCGCCCTCCTCCACGGCGCCGCCGATGGTTTCCTTGAACAGATTGGTAAACAGCTCCATCAATTTTTCTTTGAGCTTCTCCTGGATCGACTGGGCAACGCTCTCCAGGAACGCCTTGGCCATTTTTTCGGCCATTTGCGCCAAGGCCCCGCTTTCCTCACCACCCCCGAACAGCCCGCCAAGGGCCCCCTGAATCTGCCCACCGGCGGCCCCGATGGCGGCCCCACCCGCCCTGCCAAGCAGGCCACCTTGCTGTTGCTGCTGGCCGTAGGGCTGCTGGCCATAGCTGGGCTGATAATATGATGTGCTCTGGCCGAAGCCCATTTGCCCATAGGGGGCAGCCCAAGTCTGTTGCATACCGAATCCAGTCGGGGTCGGCGGCATTGCCATACCCATTCCAGCGCCCATGCCTGGCGCACCCACCCCGGCCATCTTCAATTGCTGGAATGAGGCAATCATTCGGTTATTGGCAGCCACCACCGTATTGGCACCCTGGTCAAGCCTGCCGAACTGGGCCAGTATGGCATCCATCATATCCGGTATGATGGATCCATGGACTGACTCAACAGCAGTGGCATCAAAGGTCTTAATGACGCTCTTGCCCCACCCCTTCAGCCAATCCAGGGCAGCTTGAGCCTTTTTCTTCATGTAATCCGGAATGGCATTCCACATGGCCTTCCAGACTGCCATCACCCCATCCTTGATGGCATTCCAGATTTTCAGCATCTCGTCCTTGAAGTTCTGCCAAATCTCACCGGAGCGGTTGTAAAGTTCCTTGAAGGCGTCAATGACATCGAAGGCCATATTATACACTTCATAAAGAGCATACCCCACCCCAGCGATGAGCCCGGCCGCCGCGACAAACGGGACGGCCGCGCTAGTGACGGCTGCCCCCAACGTAGTTAAGACTGTAATAAGCTTGCCGCCTATCCAAAGGATGGGACCGAGTACGGCCAGGAAACCGGCAAATACCGTAATGACGCGCAAGACCATCGGGCTGGTCTGGTTCAATTTTCTGATAAAAAGTGTCAAGGAATCGACAATGCCTGTCATCGCGCCCAGGAGGCCGGCATCACCTATCTCAATAGCCAGACCCTCAATAGCACTCTTAAGGCCCTTCATGCCTCCCTTGAACCCCTCCATCCTTGCGGCAGCAATGTCCGACGTAATTCCAGAGTTGTTCAAGGTGTCCATGTATTCCTTGATGGCCTTCTCGCCAGCAGCGAGGCTCACAAGCATACCAGGGCCAGCCCTCAGTCCGAAAAGCTCCATAATCTCGGCGGCGGATGCCCCCACCCTCTTCAAATCACCAAGGATCTGCCTGAACGGCCTCATCGCGCCTGTCGAATCATTAATCGCCAAATTATATTTCTTAATGACATCCCCGGCTTTGCCAACTGGACTGAGGAGCCTAGCAATGGCCCCACGGACTGTAGTGCCAGCCATGGACGCCTTAATACCGGCGTTGGCCATGAAGGCCAACATGGCGGCGACTTCTTCGATACTTTGCCCGGTTTGCGACGCCAGCGGGGCAGCATAGACCATGGCATCGGCCAATTCCGTCAGGGTGGTATTCGATGAAATGAACGCCTGGGTAAGGATGTCGGTAACCCGCCCGAGCTCCGAGGTCTCCATGCCCATGCCCTTGAGGATATTGGTCGCCATGTCGGCAGCTTCACCCAGGCCCACCTGAGCGGCGGCGGCCAGGTTGAGCATATTAGGGGTGGCCTCGAGAATCTCGTTGACCTTTAGGCCAGCCCTGGCTAGGAAGGCCATGCCCTCGGCGGCCTCGGTTGCCGTGTATTGGGTTGTGGCACCGAGCTCCTTAGCCAAGTCGCGCATTTTCTCGAATTGCTCATTGGTGGCCCCCATGCCTTTGGTCAAGGCTCCGACCTCGTTCATAGCATACTGGAAATCACCGGCCATTTTCAGGATAGCCGCCCCGGCACCGACAATCGGCAAGGTCAAATAAGTGGACATGCCACGACCAATCTTCTGCATCGACTTGGAGTTTCTTTGCAAAGTCGACGAGACCTCACCGCCGAATGCCTTCATCCTGGCGGCCGCGGCATCAAGCCCCTTGGTGTCAATCCCCAACCGCGCTGTCAATTTTCCAAGATCAAATGCCATCAGTGTTTCCTCGGCCTCGTGCCGTGCTTCTTAGCTATGGATTCAAGGGCGGCCTTCATGCTTTCCAATGATTGCCTCTTCGGCTCGTCGGGCAGCCCCACCCCGTCCCCCCAGGGCATCCAGTCCATGGGGGACGACTTCCTGCGCCTACCCTTCCTGCCGGCCACCGCCTGTACGGCCTGGAATACGAGGTCGCACAGCATGGCGATCCTGAAATCATCCCTGAAACCGCCAATCGGCTCAAGCTTGTTATACTCCTCCATCTCGACCAACTGGGTCGGCGTCAACATGGCCAGCCAGAAATCAGGATGCGGATAACCCAGCGCGGCCGAGATGCGATGGTGAAGGCGGCGGTCAGGCCGCCTCCTCAGTTTTTTTCGATCTTCTCCCTGTCAGGGCTGTTCAGCTCGTCGGAGGCCGCCATCATCTTGTCGATGTCCTCCATAGTGTGAGCCTCGCCCAGGGCCAGATAGTCACCCCGCTCGAACAGCAGGTTGCCCTCCTCGTCGCAGAGGGTGAACACCAGGGTCTTCAGCCGATACTGCTCCATGGTCTGCTGAAAAGTCACCTTGCCCTTCGGGTCGACCTTCGGTTCCATCAGCCACATCTCCAACTCACCCTTGGCCTTGGCTGACATCTCGCGCACGTACACGAAATCGGCCTTGTTGAGGTGGACCTTCTTGACCTTGAATTGCTTGGGCTTCAACAGCTCTTCCTTGGTTAGGAATCCCATCTCGCATCCTCCTTTATGTGGTCGGGCGCAGCCTGGTTAGCCACCCCCATTGTTTAGCCTGGGCTCGGGCCGGAGCCGGACTCGAGGCTCACCTGGCCACTGATCTTGATGGTCACGGTCGTGGTGATCTTCTCGTCAGTGGTGATCTCCAGGGGCAACGCGGTTACTAGGCCCTCGAACTCAAGCGTGGTGTTGTCGTCGTCCGGGATGACGATCTCGTAGTTCTGCAAGGTGTCAGACTCGAAATCGTTTTTCATCAGCTCGTAGCCGGAGCGGGTGAAGTTCATTTCGAGCTCCACCGTGCCGCCGTCGCGGAACGAGGCGATGAACTCCCGATAACCCCCAGTGCTGTCCAGGCTAGTGACGTCAATGGTCTCGCGCTCCATGTCGGGGCCCGTGATCGAATTGATCTCACTGATGTCCTCCCAGGCGCCGCTGGTGCTGTTCCACCGGCGGAACTTGGTTCCAACTCCGCTGATTGCAGCTGTCGTCATGGTTTCACCTCCTTTCGGTCATCGTCTTTGTATGTCGAAGTTCACGATCCACCTGTGGCGGTCGCTCTCATCGGTGTCCAGGTAGTGCGGCTCTTGCATGTCGCCGACGATGGCGTAATGCGTACCGCCGATTACCTGGTTGGCGATGCCCAGCAGCTCCAGATAAATGTCCTCGGCCATCTGCTGGGCGGCCCTGTAGTCGCGGTTCCTGACCCGGATCTGGATTGCCGGCCTGCGGTACAGCCCGCCGCCGTCCAGCGTCCGGTCGGTCTTGATACCGGGTGTGTCGAATACCGTCACGCAATTGTCCGGGCTGGCCTCCTCCCTGCCCACGAAAAGATTAGTGGCAATGGTCAGGCCCAACCCGGCCGCGGCCAGATAACTAGCTATGTCCACCGATGCAGCATTCATCTTATCTGTGCGGTCCTCCTGATTATCTCCAGGCACCTGGGCATGTTACGCCGGACGGATGCCTGGAAGAACTTGGGCCCGGCCCCGGATCGCTTAAACGTGGCCCCGATCATTTCATGGACGAACGGGGCGTATTTGGCGCTGAAGCCGCATTCCACATACTGCCTGCTCGGATAGACCTCGACGAACCAGCTCGACCTCAAGTTGCCGGTGTCCATTGGGATGAGAGGTGGTGTCTTGTCCATATCATACCTGATCTGCATGGCGCACAGCACGAGGCCCTTCATGCTGGCCCCCTTGATTCCCAACACCTTCCTGTTCAGGCGACCGAGCACCCTGTCCATCCCCTGGAGGCCGTATTTTTGCCTCGAAATACCCCCTGATCTTGCTATTCCTCGTGTACCGAATCTTGCCATTCAAATCCTCACAAATACGCAATCCTGAAATAGGCCTCGCCTAGTATCGTCGGCGTCTTGTCGAACGCCAGAATCTTGTAGGCCCCATCGACCTTCATCGGGTTAGCTTCCTCGTCACTGTCCAGATCGTCCAGATCACCCAGGTACAAATAACCGTCCAGGTCCACATCCTGGTCCACCTGGACCGAGGCGTTGCTGACCACCTCCTTACCCTGGGCGTTTTTCACCAACCTGGTTCTCCGCACCCAACGGCAATCGATCTCCACCGGATCATCCCAGGTATAGCCGCCATAGCCGTCCGATGCGGGATTGCCCCAGTAAACCGCCGTCTGGTGCAAATTGTTATCAGGGAACGCCATTTAAAATGCCTTTCTAAACCTCTCTAAGCCCCATAGAGGGCCTGAAAATTCCAAACTGGTATAAACCCCCCCTTTAGTCAGAAAAGCTCGTCACGGCGGTGATCGATGCCTTTCGCTTGCCGATGCTGTTCGCCAGTATGCCGGTCGGGTCCAATACCTTCGCCATCTGGCCGTAGCTCGTGAAATCCAGCCCCATGCCGGTTTTGCCCTGGTACGTGATGTTGGCCTTATCGACGCCCTCGGCCTGGGCTTGCTTCGCCCTAGTGCTGGCGAGCAGGTGGGCGGCCAGCCAGCGCTCGATCTCTTTGAGCTGGGCGTCAGACACATACGCATTACCCCCCAGGAGATCAGTCACCAGAAGATTTGCCGCGGTAATGTAGGCGTCCAGATCCGTGTCATCAAGATTGGTGCTAATAATCTCCTTGAGCTCGTCTACCACTATTCTATTCGCCATTTTCGATCCTCATTTGTATGCCGTTGTTGCGAATCCATCTGACAAACCTATCAAACCGAGCCTTGTCCGTCGAGATCAGCCTTAATTTCAGGCCCCAACCGTACAGCACTACCAGCACCCTGGCCCACAAGGTGAGGCTTAGGTGGGCGCGAATCCGGCCGCTTGACGTAGTTCCTCGCTGTCCACAGTTTCGGGTCGACAAAATTGAGCACCTCCTCGTTCCATCGCAGGCCCAGCCACTCAATGGTTTCATACAGACCGGAGTAGTCGCCATCAACGATGTGGTCGGGCCAAATTTGCTTGACGTTCAGGCCGGTCTGGATCATCTCGACGAACCTCTTCTCGTGCTGCCTGACCCACCAGATCCATGCGTCGCGCTCGCTCTTGGCCCCGACCCGCCTTTGGTTCTTCTCCGTGGTAAAGGCCCGCATAAATCCGGTCTGCATGCAACTGGTGACGATGTCCCCGGTCCGCCGCCTGACCACAATCCACTTGGCCCTGGGGAACGCATAATACCAGACCGGCCAGAACAGGCAGGCCTTGGCGCCTTTGTAAAATGGCTTTTTGGTGCCGTCATACCCCTGATCGAGAAACACCCGCTCTATCCTGTCACGCCAGTTCACCGGAATCGGCAGCCTGTTGACGTCAGGCAGCGGGTACTGCCCAAGCTTGTCGGCCCCGATCTTTTCCAGGTACGGCTTGACGATCCTCTGCCTGATGTGTGCGTTCTCGAACATGCCCTTCCTATTGTGCCTCGTAGGCCCGGACATCTTACCGCCGAATGCCCCGCACAGGTGTATCGCCCCAGCGATCATGCTGGTGCCGCTCCGGGCGGCGCCGGTCACCAGGATGATGTCATCAAACTCGTTGCGCCCCTTGTAGATCATCACAGCTCCCCCATCCCGGGCCTCTCATACTCGGTACCCTCCCACAGCTCGCCGCCCGGGATGTAGACTATTTTTGAGTTACTCCACATGGCCATCATCTCCCGGCGCCAGCTGGCCTTCGGAGCAATGGCCGCCACGATTACAGTCAATCCCCGGGTCTCGGACAGGCTGGCTAATTTAGCCATCTCTATCAGGTGCCTGTACCTGCCGGCATCAGTGAAGTCCCAATTCTCGTACAATTTACGTTCTTCATCACCGTCGATGACCCTCACGGAGATACCATCAGCCTTTAATTCCTCCGCCAGGCGGGCAGCGTAGGTGGACTTGCCGGCCCCGGCCTTGCCGGTCACCAGGATGACCATGTCACCCGCCCTCCTTTGGCAGGCGGTCCCACAGCTCCGCCACCCAGTCGTCACCACACTGATGGACCCGGGGCTTGCCATGGAACCTGACGATTGACGAGCCCTCTGGCAGGCCCTTGCGGCAGTCCTTCTTGTAGCTCAGCACCGCGGCACCGAGCAGATCCTGCCAGAACAACGGGTCCTTGAGCACGTAACGGTAATAAAATCTTTCGGAGCCACCGGTGATCCTTTCGTATTTCTGGCGGCGCTTCAGTAGCGGCCTCCAGAGCTCGTCACACCACCTCTCGTCCGGCCAGAACCCGATCACCGATCCCCCGGCTTTGCCTTTGTGGTAGGCGGCCTCGCAAGTTATCAGCCTGTCCTTATTGTGCTTCACCAGGTTGACCAACGGCTTGAGCTCGCCGGTAACCACCACATCCAGGTCTAGGCAGATGTGCGGATGTGGCATAACACTGTCCATCAGCGAATACATGTGCATCTTCTTCAGGTTCCACTTGAGTTCACTGCGCTCCAGACGTAGCGTCTCCCACTCGGTCTTCCTGGCCACCAGCCGGGGCTTGTCGGTATAACACAGCAGCCGGTACTTCATGCCCGGCGGCAGGTTGGCCTTGATAC